TCAATCAACCTATATTCAGAGCCAGTGCTAAGGATGAAGTCAGGCGGCGCCAGTGAAACCGCTGGTGCAGGTGACGTACCAGTGCCACCAACACCAACAACAACGTAGAAATTTTTATTGGTGTTAGACGCTGCAGGCAATGCCTGACCAACAACAAAACCAGCACCAGTACCGTCAGAAGTGACAGAACTGACAAGGTTGGTTGTTGCGTTGTACGTTCCAGCAAAAACAATTTCACCGGCACTAATGCCGATCGGCTGGAAGACGTTGCCATCCCACAGGCTTAAATCCCTAGTCAGTGGATTGAAGAACAGTTGGCCGATGTAATCAGCCGTCGGGTTTGTCTCACCGATTTTTGCCGACGCATAATCAGCCAGCTTTGCACCAGTGACCAAGTTGTCAGCAATACGTGCCAGCGGGATATTGCCCGAGGTCAACAGATCTGCGCTGTGGTTCGGCAGATCACTAGCGGCAAGGGTTGAGCCTGCAGTGACCAGGCCAGTGGCTGCAACCGTCACTTTGGTGTAAGTGTCAGCGGTGACGCTGTTGTCGATCGTCAGATTGCCTGACCCATCAACAGTCAAGCCAGTGCTAGCAATAACGCCACCAACGGCGCTTGCTGTTGCAATCGGTAGATCACTTGCAGCTAAAACACGACCGCCTGTAATCAGACCTTTGGCGTCATACGTGACGACATGATGGGTTGAGCTAGCGGTGACATCGTTATTGACTTCGATGGTATTTGCATCCATCCGCAAGCCTTCGCCGTTAACAACAACACCACCCTTTGCAGAGCTAGTTGCAACCGGCAGATCGCTTCCATCAATGACGCGATAACCAACCGCGCCAGCAGCACCAGTTGGGCCAGCTAAAAATTGATTGGCGGACGAAGTGTTATCGATCGTTGCGGTAAGCGTGACCGTGTCGCCACTGACGCTTGAAACGATATTGATCTCACCAGTCGTACTACCGCTGACAGTATTGACAGAACCAGCAGCCTTCAGGCTTTGCCATGCTGACCCGTCCCATACATACAGCTTGTTGTCGTCAGTATCAAAAGCAAGCTGACCAGTGAACGCGCCAGCGCCTGGCAGCGTTGTCACCAGGTCTACCGTTGACTCATTGCCCAGCTTTGCCGCTGTAATCGCGTCATCTGCAACCTTTGCTGTAGTGACAGCAGCATCAGCCAAAGCGGCTGTGGCAATATCACCCGCACCAAATAAAATCTTGGCACCTGGGATCGTGTCATCACTGATGACCGTCACGCCGTTGGCGATCAGGTCTGAAACCGTAATTTTCTTTGTTTCGCTGGCTGAGTCATCAACAATCGCTAGCGCATCAGCCGCAACAAGGTTGCTACCAGCAAGGGCGCTGAGTTCACTGATTTTCAGATCAGCCATGAGCCTTGGCCCTCCTGGGCTTAATTGTCGGGACTTTCAAGCATCAGCTTAGCTGTGCCATCTTGGTCCAAGAGTATGTCATCACTATTTTCTTGCAAGATCGCTTTGATTGGCGTCAAGCTGACTTTGAGGCTGACATCACCAGTCGTAATAAAATCTGCTGTAATTTCAACAACATCTGATGGCGTAAATTGTGTTGCGCAAGCCGTTAATACCCCAGTAAATTCGTACCAGATCTCATCATTTGAAGCTTCAAACGATCCGCTTGGGCTTGGGCCATCAGCCTTTAAATAAAATCTTGCCTTGAATTGTGAGCCCACTTTTGTACGCAACGCAAGCTGCACTAGGTATTGGGGCAGTTCCTTAACGGTTTCGCCTGCATACTCCCAAAAACATGACATCCGGCCAGAGCCTGACATCAGCGTTCCGATGCGACTGCGAAACTCATCAGACAGGGTTGTTGTGTCTACTGTCTCGCGTTCAGTGTTTAGTTCGTACGAATTAACTTGAGCCAAGATTTTAAAATCTGAGTTTTCAACCTTGACCCTGATTGGGATGTCCGCGCCAGGAACGGCCAGTGCTGTTGCATTTGTCACCCCACCATTGATTGCATTAGCAAAAGTGTCATAAAGACGAACACCCCCAAGATCGTCAATGTGCAAAAACTTTTTGACGCTTGTGTTTGTGTAGCCAGAAATAAAAGATAATGCAGCGCCATTTGTGCTTGTGATCTCAACTTCATCGCCAGTCAATAACTGACCATGCTTAAAATCAAAACTAAATCGTTTACGTGTTGCGTTAACATCGCCGGTATTAACTGTAGAAAACAGCTCGCCGCCATCAAACTGCCGTTGCAGTTCGACTTTGCCAAACATTCCTAAATAGACGCTCATTAGATCGAGGCTGCAGACAACGCACCAGTGCCGATAAACGAAATCTCAGCACGCGCCAGATCAGCCGTAGCAGCGCCGATGTTGGCACTTGTAACGTATGCCGTCATTTTGATGTCGTTATTGTCCGTTCCATCCACCCAGCGGAACGTCAGCTCAACAGTGTCGCTAGACGAAACACCCGCCGTCCCAGTCTTGACAAGCTTGTTCAGCAGGCTGCTGGTGTTAATGCTGCCGTCGTCTTCCTTGTAATACAGCAAGGTTGCGCTGCCGGTATAACCCAAAATGCCAGGGCTATAACTACGAATATTGTCGCCAAGCGTTGTTGTTTCTAACGTCTCAAGACTTGACTGAACAGAAAAACTCACCACTTTGGCCAAGGTCGAGCCACCCACCTGCATGACGCCATCTCTGCCGGTGTAGACCTTTGCCATCAGAGAACACCAATCAGATTAATGGTAACAGTGCTAGTACCTGGCCGCACCTGCGTAATTTGCGGTGGGCCTTCGTACCGATACTTATTGCCTTGAGCTGTGGCGTCCAATGCGGTGCTTGTGCCTTCCCAGCCTGACTTTGCATTTGCATCAAGGTCAAACGTTTGAAATGAGCCTTTCACTTCGTCGTAATGAGCGATGAAATCATCAGCTTGTGTATCGGTGATGTTTGCATAGCTAAGGCTCAGCTTCATGTTGGTGCGCCTGTCGCCATACAAGATCCGAGTTTCAGCCCCGTTTTGCGCCTTGTACGTCTTGATTGCATAGTCGCCAGCTTCAAAGCTGCGGCTAGTTGGCTTGTGAGAAGGGAAGGCCATTAGAGCCGATCAAGGACAAAAGAGCTGTCACTAACAATAAGCGCGTTCATTCTGCTTGCGCCTCGGACATCACAAGGATGCTCTGAAGCCACGATCTGAACCGTACCATCGTCAGCCATTGTTAACTGCTCAACTAAATAGGTGTTTTGTGAAATCGTTGTTTCATTTGCAATCGAGAAAATAATGCCGTGGAAGTTAGAGTCAGCCACAGTTTTGTTTGCAATCCTGATCGTTGCCCTTCTTAAACCTGCTTCATTAAGGTTTTCGACATCCGTACCAGTAAAGAAGTAGTCAATGGTGTAGTCACCGTCTGGAATGCTTGAGGTGCTTGTTACCACGCCAGAAGAACTAACGGTTCCATTCCTTGCAACATCGAATGGCATTGATTCGGTAAAGACCTTGATGTAGTCACCAGCCTCTAAATTCAAACCAGAAAGAGTCGTTGTGAATTTAATCGTATGAGTAACCAGCTCACGCAGTGCTAAGAAATACTTGCCAGCAGTAATTGCGTGGCGCTCGGTTGTGCAAAACTGCGAAAGATCAAACGTCTCTTTAGCTTGCGTATTGTCTGGGAAAGCCTGCAAATCACGCCCATTAGTAGAACGCTGAATCCTGATGACCTTATCTTCCGGGAAGCTGTTCTTTGTTTCCAACCGGAACTTAACAAACGCCGTAAACGCTTGCCGCTCTTCTTGCCTTAGATACTCAAGCTCGAAACTATCTTCAAGGATGTTGCCAGCCGTGAAAATTTGCTTGATTTCAACGCGGCTTACAGCATCAATCGTTCCATCATCTTTGATATTCGGCAAAGCTGGCTGCAGAGCGTACTTGCCGTTTTTAATCAAAAAGTTGCAAAGGAAGAACGGCGCTGTTTCGGTTAAATAGCTTTGCAGGTTAACTTTGTCAGACAATGCCCCATTAAAGAAAAGCTTGTTAGTTGCAAGGAACTTTGCAGTGTTAACAAAAGAATCTTTATCAACTAGCTGATCACCAACAGCACCGCCGACACCAGCTCTCTTGTTCGTCAACAAGAAATACGCCAAATCGCTAAATAGATTGCTTGCACCGTAAGTGCCAGTTCCGTCTTGGTATTGAGAGACATTGGGATTCAAACGTTCCACACGCAGACCTTTGCCTAGCCATACTCTTAGCTGATCCAAACGATTAAAGTTGCGATCTGCTTTAACGACAAGACCAGCGGTGACTAAATTTGCGTACTCTGGGGTTTGCTTATTTGTTGCAATTTCATTCGCGTAAACAATCTCATGTTCAGGCTGAGACGCATTTGATTTTTCAATAAGCCCGTCGTAAAAAGTCACGTCAGCATATTGTGTTTGTTCCTCAAAGAAACGATCGCCGGTTGTTTTTACTACTTGAGTCACTGCCCGCTCAAGACTTGTAATCTTATACTCCTTGCTTACTTTTTGACCTTTAATATAGAAAAGATCTGCGTCTGTATTAGAACTTACAGTCAACTCGTGCGTCACCTTATCGCCCACTTCCCAGCCTGCATCAGTTTGATTTTGTAAAACTTCGACTGTAGGTGTGCCGTAAACCCTTCGCCCATAATCCTGGCTGAATAAAATCTGAGCTTTTAGTTCCAATCTTATTTGTTTATTTCCTTTGTTAAGTGTTACTCTTTCGGTTACGAATGATTGGATCGCACGCCCTCCGTAAGGGTTCCCAAAAACTTGGTGGCGATATGCTTGCCTGATGTCTTCACGCCTGTCTGAGCCTTCTTTCGTGAACTTAAGTTTTAAACCAACTTGATTAATGGTTTTAGGGTTGTTTAGAACAAAAGGGTTTTGACTAAAGCTAGGAGTAGCATCATTTTCTTTGTCACTTGTGTCTTCATTGCCGCGCTTGATCTGTACGTTTTGTTCTGCATCGCTCCAGTTGTTGCTACTGGAAACCACTTTTAGCTCTGTAAAATTCTGCTTCCAGTTGCGCCGAATGCCGTTCTGATAAGCCCAGTTACTTTGAACACCATCAAAATCATAAACGTATGGATCAGCTTTGTATTCAAGCTGCACCCACCGTAGCTCTCCTTCACTCGTGGGGTAGTATTCAAAAACTCTAACTGTCTGATCAGGCTGCATTGTATTTGCAATGCCAAATATTTCATTCAGCAACGCACCATTAATGCCTCTAGCGTCGTTATTAGGTTCCGCAAAACGAGATTTCGAATACAAACCTCTCAGCCTCACGCCAGTCACCTTGCTGGAACGCAAGCTCGCAACATTTGGCCTAGTTGCGGAAGCCTTGACTGCGGATGGGACAAGTTCGCCTTCATTGTCTTTAAAAGTTTCTCTTGCGCCGCTAATTAATTCTTTATTCGCTTTAAACGAAGAGAGCGTAACATATTGACCAACCGCCTCAAATTTTATGCTCCCATTCCCTCCGCTAACAATACTCGGCTTATCTTTTGCCTTGTTAGACAAATTTGCGTCAAGCCGTACAAAAAGCGTTGAGCCCCCCATCAGACCTAGTTCAGCGCCTGAAATAGGCACAAATTTAAAGTCAAACCTTCCTTCACCATGTCTAACTAAAATGCTGTTAAACACAGGGGTTGGGTTGCTACCAATCACAACAAACGGCATATCAGATATGGTTTTAAAATCAGACTCTCCTCTGTTTCTGATCAAAACGTGAAAAGCTGATGCTCTTTCAACGTAAGAACTTATCGTTCCTCCTGTGATCGCAATTCTGTCATTATCAGCTTCTACAAGTTCTGCAGGTGTTGGTATTGATGCGAAGCTCGTCAAACCATTTAAACGTTGGAAAACAGTGCTTTTAATCCCGATTTCAGTTGTGTGGCACTTGCGCGTATTAGTTAACGTTCCAGTTGCAACACGCATTAACGGGAAATACGCAGTGTCAGGCATGTGAGCCGGAGGCTCTGCATCCGCA